TGCCTCGGGCACTCCGAGCACTACAGCGTCCGGGTATGCGACCACATGACCGCCGAGGGCCGTGAACTCGAATTGACCGCCCGTGCTCTCGTCCTTGTCGTGGACGGTGCAACCGATCCCGCGCAGCTCGCGGATCATCCGAGGCTCCTCCAGGTGGCCGGTCTCGAACAGTCGCAGCATCCGGCCGCTGAATGTCTTGACGAAGAGCTTGCGGAAGTAATACCAGAGAAACCGCTCACACGGCTTTCCCATGACGCTAGCACCCATTCGCCCCTTGCGGAGCGGCTTGCCGTTCTCCATCGCCTCGTGGAATGCGTAGATCCGCTTGACGGTTTCCGATTCTTCCGGTATGAATCGCTCTAGATTGCCCATGTCTATTCTCCTGTGTGGTAATTGGGGACTGACTCAGTGACCTACGCCCGGCCGGACTGTCATCCGGCCGGGCACTTCGGTTTATGGGACAACCCTACCCGAGTTTCAGCGTGACGCTGGCCTTGCGGGGTTTGGAGGTCACGCAGCTCGCCAGCCTTGCGGCCACGTCGGGATGGTTCTCCACGATGTTCTCATACGCCTTCACGTCAAAGGCATACGTGGCCTCGACCGAGGGGACCAGCTTGAGAGGAATGACTCCCTCCGGAATGTCCAGGTTGCGGATCGCGTCAATGTCGACGGTGTAACCGAGCGCGCGCTTGACGGTCACCTTGAGTCCTTCGCCAGTGTCAACGGTCTTGCTGCCGGTGGCGGAAGTTTCGATGCGTGCGGCGATCTGCTCTTCGGCAGAGATTCGCTTTTTCTTTGCGGTTCCTTCTTCGCTCTTCGCGTCGGCGAGGATGCAGGCCAGTTCGTAGAGGCTTGATGTTTCGGTGTCCATTGTCTTTCTCCTGTGTAGTTAATGTTAGTTGTCGGCCTCTCACCGACTCGGAGGTTGCGCTATTTGGATGGCGTTCACACCTCTAAGTACACGCACTTTTTTTCTATTTCTCCCACGGCCGTTTCGTCGGGGCCTTTGCTGTGGCCGGGGCCGCAGTCGTAACCGGTGCCGCCGTGGTGGCCGGGACGGTCGTTGCTTCCGTGCTAGCAGCATTCTCGCCATCGAGCGGCTTGTAGGCCGTGATCTCGTTGTCGTCGCCGTGCTGCTTGTCGTGGACTACCTTCAAGCGAACTTGAATGATCTTGCCGAGCAGCTCGCTCGTGTCGTTCATCGCGGCCAGGCCGCAGGCTTGCCCGAGCGCCGCCAGTTCGCGGTGTCCGATCTCCATCGCCTTTTCATTCGGGTTGACGAGCGTAATCATCGGGAACACCTTGCGCCCGGCGAACTTCTCTCCGACGACAGTGAACTCGCCCTTGAGGAACTTACCGGTACCGGCCTTGGTGTCCTTTATCTCCGCGCCGTCGATCTGCACGGGATACCACGCGGGAGGGAGTGGCTCGAACCCCGTTCCTGCGTCTTCACGGTCGGTGTCGAATACGCCGCCGTATAGGTCTGCTATATTACCCATCTGTCTCTTCTCCTGTGTGGTTTTGGTTGCTGTTGATGCCGTTAGTTGCCCACTGAAGCACGAATGCCAAGTGTGCTCGCAGCGTGTCCTTGATGCGCAGGAGCGCGATACCCACGCCTATCTCCTGGCTGTAGTCCTCCTTGTTTGTGCACGCCGCCGTCTCGGTTATCTCGAATCCGGAAACGCACTTAACGTGCGCAACCGCCGTCTTGTCGCCGATCTTCGAGACGAGGATCTCGCCGTCGTCATTGCGGACGAAGGCCTCCACGTCTGCGTCGTTCAGCTTCTCCCCTGCCAACGGGAAGTATGCGGCCTCAAACGCCGCTTTCGGACTCCATGACTTGTACCCGTCGGGGTAAGTGATGTCATAGCCGGGCTCATCCCTCACCGTCGAGGGCTCGGCCTCGATCATCTTCACTCCAATGTACGTTCTCATCGTCTACCATGTTCCTTTCTGTGTGGTGGTGTCGCTGGCCGCAAACTGACGGCGCAGCTTCAAACGTCTCTTCTTGCTCATCCGGCGCTTGGGTTTCTTGCGTACGATGCTGTGGCCTTCGATCGTATAGTCGTCGGCGTTCGGCGCTACGATGCCGGACGCCTTGAACTGGACAGCCATTACGCCTTGTTTCCTACAGCGGCCGCAACCGACTGCATGAACGTGTCCCATGCTCCGTGGCGGGGGAGGGGGATCTCGGCCGGTAGGTCGCCGAAGAAGCCACGCGCCTTGCCTGGATGGGTCGGGGATTCCTGTGTGAACAGAAACCGCTGACCGCCGGTTATGTCTTTCCCCTTCTTTTCCTTCTTGCCGAATGCTCCGTCGGACTTCGTGAGGATCGTCTTGCGCCCCATGAAGAGCGTGCAGTCGCTCCACCGGATCAATACGTCGCCGACCTGCCGATCAATGTCGAAGGACCACTGATCGAACGACTCGGTATCCGGATCCCGTGACTGCCGAATGCGAACGTGGCCGATTATGATTATCGTCATGTTCCGTTCGTTGCGCAACGCGTCGAACCCATCCATCAGTGTACGCCAGTGTGTGAGGATGGTATCGTACTGCCGTCCGAACCCGCCGCCGAGATTGGCCTTGTCCTTGACGTCCTCGGCGAGGATCGCGGTGGCGTCAACGAGCGGGGCGAAGGTCGAGGCCGAGTCGACCACTACCGTTTTGAACTCGTGATCGTCATTGTAGAGGACCCCGATAGCTTCCAGCGCCGCGTCGAACGACGTAATGACGGGGAACGCCTGGACGTCGATAGCGTCCATTCCCTCTTCCCCTTTAATGGGCATGACAACGGGGTTGTCGGCCCCCGCAGCGAGCTCAGACTTGCCGATGCCCGAGGTCCCAAGCAAAACGATACGAGGCGCTCGTATGCGTTTTGCGCTACTGATACTGTCGAGTGTGAATGCCATCTCCTGTCTCCTGTGTTGTGGTGGATTTTCCTACTCTTTGCCGTGGACGAACTCATCGACCGACGCCTTGACCCAGCGACGCTGACCGCCAACAGTGAAGTGGCGAATCTTGCGTATGTCGCCTGCGTCAGTGTGGCGGCCCGTGGGGACGCCTTGACGCAGATACTTGCGCATCGTGATGACACTGATGCGAAGCAGGTTACAGAGCTCGGTGTCCGTCATGATATCTTCTTCAACTGTTACCAGGTCTGCCATGCTTATCCTTTCTGGTTGGGGTTTTCCTTGTTCATGGGACGCAACCTAGCGTACCCGAAAACGGAATGCAACCCCTAAATGCAAAAAAAAGCAAAAAAGTTATCTGAGGCGATCTAAAGGAACAGGATGCGCCGTGGTGCAACGTGGTGCTACTCTATTCCGATCGACCGGAGCCGGGCAAGTCGCATCCCGAACGAGGTCAGCTTTCCGTTGCTGGCCCGTAGCCTGAGCCTGCCAGCACGCAGCTTGACCGCACCCCGGAGCGCGTTACGCTGATCTTCGATGCTCATACCGCCTAGAAGGCGTCGAGCTTCGTCCCTGTGCCTTGATTCGGCTCCTGGCGACGTTGCGGCGTACAGGGCCGCTCCTGCGCCCTGAGCACGCCATTCTTCGGCTTTCGTATCCCGGTGGGCACGAATGACGTTATGAATCTCGTTGATTAGGGCGTCGGCCTTGGTCTTGACCTTTCCGGCCGACGTTTCGGAGCTGATGACTTCGCGCCGTTCCTTCCACATCTCCTGTAGCTTGCGGTTCAGTCGTTCGGATGCTGCCAGCTCGCCGATCTCGGCGACAGATGCCTTCTGAGATCCCTTGATCTGGCGCAGCTCGTCGATGCGATCGTAGAAGTCGCCTGTAATGCGAGAGGTCCCATGACGGAGGAAGAGCGTGCCCACAACCGGGATCGTCGACCAGTCCCCGGCCGCGCCGATCGCGGAGGGATCACCGAGCTTCTCAAGCATCATAGCCGTGCGACGGTACAGTCCACCCGTGTAGCTGTTGAGGAGGTGATCGAGCGCCGCCGGGTTTAAGTATTTCGCTTCCCAGTCGTTTAGCTGCCGTGGGTCGCCATGCATGTCAGATAAGAGCAAACGGCTGAACCTCTTAGCTAATTCCGTCGTCTGCGTTGTGTACTGATCGACCGGCAATCGATTCTTCTTGATGTTTCTGGGCACGATCGCGGATCCCTTCCAGTCTTCATTACCCTTCACGTCCCATAAAGGAGAGAGGAGGGCAGGCATAAGCCTGTCGCCGTCCACCGTGGCCTTCTGGAGCCTCTTCACGGCCTCAAAGAACGCACCAGGTGAACGCTGCTCCTCGATGGCGGCGACCGGGAGCGCCCCGAACACGATGCCGAACTCGAACGGGAGGGGAGCACGGAGGATCTTCCCGCCGGGTAGCTTCCAGTGGACATAGCTCCACTTTTCGTACTCCGGCAGCTCTTTCCACCACTCCTCATCACGATTGCGGTAGTACGCGATCATGGATGCGAAGGTAATCCATCCGGCCCCACGGGCAAGCGTTCGCCCCGGATGCTTATAGAAGGTCCGGCCGAACTTGTCGATGGACTGCACTCCGGCGTTGAAGAACAGCACGACCTCGTTCATTATGCGACCGTACTCGCCAGCACGCGTGAAGTTGACGGAAGCATCTTTGCCTGCTACAGCCGCCGTGATAGCAGCACTCTTGTCGCTCTGTCCTTGGTCTTTTGCGTACTTATAGGCTGCTTTGAACTCCGCCAAGCGCGGCCCGGCCTCCGACACTCCGAATACTTCACGAAGGGCCTGGATGGGAGAAGTGACCGTCACAAACACCTTTTGGCCTTTGGTTACTGCCGTAACCTTTCGGGCTAGATTTTTGACGCTGCGCTGGGTATGGCCGACCCACCCCGACAAGTCAACGCTCATTGCGTGATATAGATGCGAGTATTCCGATCCTGCTAACTCCTCAGCGAGACCAAAGAGAGTGGCAAACGGGCCGCCCTTCGCATAGTCATAGGTGATTGCGGTCGTACCAGCATCGCGGAGGAAGTTACGAATGAGGCCGAACGCAGGGTTGAGTCCAGTCGCGCCCAGGCGTTGTAGGCCAACCACCGGGCGGCTGACCTTGCCCAGGACGCCGGACAGTTTCTCTCCCTTGTTCAGCCCGTTCAGCAACTTATACAACTCTCGGCCGACCTCGAAGAATCGACGCTCGCCGTTAATTACGACGGTGACGACGTGATCCTTGCCGTGGTATTCCTTAGCGTCAGAGAATACCGTGAGCTGATCGGTCCAGGTGTCCATCATCGCTTCTGCGACCGCTTCCGGATCCGCCCCGAGCTCAAGCGCCTTGGCGGCCATTTCCTTCTTGATCTTCTCGGCCGAGAATGTCGTTGCGGTCTGCGGAGCCGGGACCTCACTCATCATCTGGCCGAGGGATCCTTTGCGTGCACCCTTATGTGCGTCGTACAGGTTGACCAGCGCCCTCACGATGTCGGCCTGCATGGCCGCCTGCGTGATTTGCTCGGCCTGCATGATAAGCGCGTCGATCGGGTTGTGGATCTCCCGGCCGCTTCCCTTGATCCTATACACGCCACGACCGGTACGGCCGCCCTTGCCAGGGCGAAGCTCGTCCTTTGCAAACTGTCGAGAGAACGGCACGTAGACCGGATTGGATTCCTCGATGCCCTCGAACTCCTTGGTGGTCATTGCTCCCGACTCAACGAGTAAACGCATTTGGTTGCGACTCCACTCTGTCACCTCGTCTAGCGCCTGGTCGAACGTGGCCGAGCGGTACTTGTCTACCACGTCGTCCGCATCCTTGAGACTGATACCGGGGTTGATGCCTCGATCGTGAAGCTCCTGCGCCCGGCGAGCGATCGCATAGTCGGTCCAGTTTTCCACTTCATCCCGGCCAAGTGCGGATATTGGCGCAAGTGCGTCTAGCAGGCTGCCCCCGGTCCGTCGGCCGTCCAGGCCCGTCGACTCGACCAGCGCCGCATGGTGGGCCTTCCCGGACGCTGACATGCTGTATGCGGTCGCGAGCATATAAGGATCCGCTTCGGCCGACAGGGATGCCCAGTCGATCTCGGCGTCTTTCATGGCGTGAATCAGCGCCAGGTTGATGTCGCGCCATTTCAGATCGACCCAGCGCGTGAAGCGCGACCAGGTGCGCGCGGCAGACCAGTCCTGTTTGATGGGGGAACGGAACGCGCGGACGGTCTGCCCTGGCGTCTGCGTCCGAAATGCTGTCACGAGTTGTTCGAGTTTGCGCAACTTGGCGGCTTCCTTCGGCCGTGCGGTCAGATACTCGGTAGTGAACCACTCGTAGAGCTTCGGCGCCTTTTTCTGAATGTCGCCGCCGGTCAGGAAATCCCGGATGAACTCCGCGAACCCTTCCGCCCGGTAGCCTCCGCCCGGTTTCTGGTCGCCGTACAGGTCGCGCCCGAGCTGGATCAGCTCGCCGGGGATGCCGTCGGGCAGGCTCTTGCTTTTCGACCACATTTGCATCTGGCGGTCGAAGTGGTGCCCTACTTCGTGCAAGGCGGCCGTCACGTTCCGTATGTCGAGGAGGCGCATCTCGCCCAGCTTCGTATTGTACCACCCCATAGCACGGCGGCGAAATGTAGCCTTACCTCGGATCGAAAGTCCTACCCATTGCCGCTTGATCGTATTGATAATGTCTGCGGCCTGGACCGGCTTCACGGCCTCTGCGGCCGCTGTGTCCTGCGAATTGATCAGGGAGGGACTCATGCCGCCTCGGGCAGGACCTGCACCAGGGCCAAACCCCAGTATGCCGTCGTCCTCGGGTTTTACGTCGTCCTCGGTGACTTTACTTTCGCCGTTGTCGTTGTACCACCGGCCGGTATAGGTCTCGATGTCGCGGTGCAGGGCGCTGATCTGATCGCGGAGCGCGTCGGCCTCGGTCTGTATTTTTTCGATGCTAGCACGCTCTTCCTGGATCTTCCGGGCACTCACGTCCATGAGCTTCTGCATGTACGCCTTTGATTTGACGAACTGCTCGGCGCGCTTCTCTTCGTTCTTGATCCGCGTATCCGGCTCCAACTCCTCCAGTCGCGTGCCCCTCGATGCCAGCTCGCTATCCAGGGCGCGAATACGCCGCTCCTTGCTCCGGACGCGGGAGTTGAGGCTGTAATGCTCGTCGCGCCAGGCGTCAAGTTGCGTCTGCATCGACTCCAGGGTGAACTGTACCTCAAGCTCTTTCCTGCGGACCGGATCCCTTTCCAGCTCCATCATGATTTGACGGTTATTCGGGATCACGCCAGCAACCATCTCCTCCTCAGTCGAGATTGTATCGGCAACGTCCCGATCCCAGATTGCCTCATTCCATCCCTTTTTGGTCAGCACGATCCCGAGACTCATGCTGTCAAACGATCCGCGCATCATTAGATAGTGAATGTTTACCTGGGCGTTTTCGTTGCCAGGCCGCACACCGCGACCGTTGCGCTGGTGGATCGCCCCGGGCGTGTAGGGAATGTCCATGTGATAGATGTCGGTCGTCTTTACCTGCAGGTCCATTCCTTCGCCCATCGACGCGGTGGATCCAATCAGCACCTTGATCTCGCCAGCGTTATAGGCGTCCTGGATTGCCGCTTTCTTCTCGTCGGCGTTGGATCCGGTCCCCACCTCTCGGCCGGTTTTCGGGTTGGTGATCTCCTTGCCGTTGATAACGGCGATCTGCTTCGCGTCGAAACCCCGAGCTATCAGCTCTTCCTTAATCTCTCGATGGACGTTCTGCGACAGGTGGCCCTCGGCCGTCCGCGTGTGGCCGGAGTCGTCCATGAACACGAGCTGGCCAGCTTCGGGGTTGCCCTCGGCTACCAGGGCGACCTGTTCGATTGCCCACTGAACTTTGTCGTCGTTCTTGTCATACGATCGTACGTCGATCTGCACTCCAGCATGAGCGCCGCCGTAGAGTCGCGGGTCCACCGATCCGGACCGGCCGCCAGTGTAGATGGCAACGAGGGTGTCGTCGCCTTCGCTCGGTGGTTTCGGAAGATTCTTTTGACGCTCGATCAGGTCCTCGGCGATAATGGCATACCCAGCCGACTGGTCGACGAAAATCCGATTCTCCTCTGTGTCGGGAATAGAGATCCACGGCATATCAGACATGCTCATCTTGTCGACAAACCGATTCAGTAGGCCCCGGAGCTCCTGTGCGTTCACGATTGCCCGGAGGATACTCTTGGGCCTGCCGGTGGCTGGATCTTGGGCTGTTCCGAGCTGGAAGAACGTGCTAGCAAAATCTCTATCATTCTTTATGCCGTATTCAGAGAAAACTCCTGGCCCGAAGTGCCGGAGCATGGTGTAAATTTCCATCGGCTTGTTAGGCGTCGGCGTGGCCGTCAGCAAGAACACGTTGCCGCCGTTGTTGCGTTCCGTGGTGTAGTTGGCCTTGAATCGGAAGTCATACGAGCGCGCCGACTTCAATCCTCTCCCGCTACGGTTGAAGCCAAAGGCGGTCCCCAGCTTGAATCGTACGAGCTGGCTGTTGATTCCGATATTCTTGAAGGCGTGAGCTTCGTCGGAGATTATGGCGTCAATGCCGAGCTTGTCCCAGGTCAGCCTGGTGTCGCGGCCATCGTTTTGCAGGGAGTCGATGTATGCCTCGATCTGCTCTTGGATGAGGGCCTCTTGACGGCCGCTGGCGTTCGGATCGTCGACGTGCTCGTTCATTGCGTCGTTGACGTAACCGATCTCGGTTTCAACCGGGAGCTTGATCTTCCCAAATCCTTCGTGAGAAATGAACACGTAATCGGCGTTTGTGTTCGCCAGTTCGAAGAGGGCCTGGTTGCGCTTGCGCTTCGACAGGGCTCCTAGTTCGACGATTTTAGCGTCCGGGAACAGTAGCTGCGTCTCTTTCGCCCATTTCTTGAGTGTTTTCGCAGGAACGACCATCATCGGTTTTTGTGACCGGCCGCGAACCTTGAGCGCCCGTACTAGCACGATCGCCGCCATTGTCTTGCCGCCGCCGACGTCGTGGGCGTTGATCCCGCGTCCCTCGTAGAGCGCCTGGATAACCCATGAGATTTGATTGCGCCGAAGTTTCAGAGGGACCATCTTGCCGGTGCGCGAGTCCCGGATCATAGGGTTGTTCCGCGCGATCTCGTCGAGCACGGGCTGAATGAGATATTGTGCCTGCTCGTAGTTGGGCTTGACGTAGTTGCGATAGCGCGAGTTGTACGACTTCTCGACCGCCTCGCGTATGCCGTCATTGGCTAGCAGCGTGTTCTTCAGTATCTCCAGAGCGTCGCGTAGGTCGTTCTCTGCATCGCGCATACGGGCCATGTACGATCCGACGCTTTCCTGGACGCCATCGCTTGAGCGCCGAGAAACGAGCACATGGTTGTTCATGTGCTTTTCCAGGGCCTTAGCCTGCGCATCGGTGACCTCGTCCCACCCTACGTAGTAAATACGCATCCCGTCGTCGTTGACTCTTGTTGTGATTCCGATACCGGCCCTCTGGAGGAACGGCATAAGCCAGCTCTCAGAGCCTTTGAGAGTGATCTCTTCAAGCGGTTTGGGCTCCGGCATTATCTCTTGGAGCTTTGCCTCTTGCCGGTCCAGCGCGTCGCTGTATTCGGCCGGGACCGATTTGCGCATATGGGCGAGTTGTTCCAGCTTCTCGTAGATGTTGCCGCTATAATAGAGGATGTCATTCTGGATAACGACGCTCGGCTTGCCCAAGTCGGCCGCCGTCGCGTTGTCGTTCAGCCAGTCGGCTATCTCTGCCTGGCTGGAGAACTCCGGCGTCTGCTCGCCGGTCTTGGTGTTCTCGGCAGAGAACACCCGGCCGTTGCCGTGGTTGGCTTCAACTCCGGCCCACCCCAGCACATAGTATTCGTTCGGTACAGACTCGGAATACGGCTTGTTGGTATCGGCGTAGGTCTCGTAACCGGCCAGGGCGTAGCCTGCTTCCATCAGATCGAGCGCGTCGGCCTCGGTGACAAAGCCCTGCTCCGTCGGGAAAGTGATCTTGCCCTTGTTGTCCTCGGCCGCCACCGCCTGCGAGAGGAGGTCGTCGTCTTTGGTGACTTTGATCCGTCCGCTGTCCTCGTGCCTGGTGCGCTCGAAGAACACGTCGGCCGGGTGCATGTCGCTCGTGAACGCAGATGCTAGCTCGGCAAGGTACGTCTCTTCGCCCTGGCCCTTGAAGAACTTACGGAGCGCCCGGTCCTTGGCGGGATGCTTGCCGTATTCCTCTCGGTATGCTGCGACTTCGGCCTGTCCGCCTAGCCCGGCGTCCTCGTCGCCTGCCTGGTACTCGGTGGCGAGACGCCTTATGTTGTAGAGGTGGCGGATCTTCGCCGCGTTCTTGCCTTTGACGGGCGCGAAAATCTTTGCTTTCCGGTCTATGTCCTCGAACTCGACTTCCTCGACGACGGAATAAACCACACCGTCACGGATCTCGATGTTCTCCCCGTAGCGATTGCTGTCTGACGTGCGGGTGACGATGTTGTTGTCCTCGGCCCACTGCGCAAACTCCTTGGAGTCGGTCGACGCGGAGTCGATCTCGCCCCTGGGATCTGACTTCGTTCCGGGCGTGACGCCGTAGGGCTTGTAGTTGATAGCAATTTCATCAAGCCTGGCCGGTCCCGCAATCTCGTACGCCGGTTTCCCGCCCCTGGTCTTGTCCTTGCCTACGGTCACGTCACCCAGCATGGCAGTCGGATGCGCTTGATACCACTCGTTGAGGGCGATGTCGTCTACGGTCTTGGTCGACTTGGCAAACAGCTCGTTACGCTCGGCCGCCTCGGGCCTGGCCTCTACGCCGTCCGGCCTGCGCTGCATAAACACGATGTCGGTCGTTACCTTCGTGTGGGCGTTTGCCTCGAAGTGGCCGCTAGGCAACCGAAAGGCCCCGATCACGTCGGCCTTGCTTATGATCTCCGCGCGGACCTTCGGATCGAGCCGATCCATTGTGCCCTTCGACGTCACAAAGGCGATGACGCCATTCTCGCGTACCCGGTCTAGGGAGTGCAGGAAGTAGAAGTCATGCAGATGCTTGACGTCCGGCCGGGCCTTATTGCGCCCCTTGCCCCGGACCTCGGAGAACGGCACATTGGATATGACAGCATCGAACCCGCTGGCCGCAAACTCCTCGAACGAGATATTGTAGTGCTTCCCGTCGGGGTAGAGTGCAGACACGACGCGGTGATTCGTCTCGTCGATGTCCACGGTCGTCCAGTCCGCATCCGGGGCGTGTCCGACGAAGTTGCCGGAGCCGACGCCGGGCTCCAGGAGTTTGTTGAGCTTCACGCCTGCATCGCGGAGCGCGCGGAACATGGCCCGGATGGTGTCGTAGCCGGTGTAGTGCTGATTCAGCGCCTCGCGGGATCCGGAGGACAGGCCACCCTCGCCTGTGTACTGACGGAGGATTTCGAGGTCCTCGTCGGTGAGGTCCTCGTGGGGTTTGTCAAGCAGCGCCTTCGCCTGCTTGTTGACGTCGCGGCGCTGCTTCTTGGTTAGCCGAATGCCTGGTTTGGCTCGGAGGTCGTAATTTCCCCTTCGAACATCGTCAGGTCGGTCCACAGGTGGCGTGCCGTCGGGGCCATCGGGATTAGTGCCAGATGACTCTGGAACCAGTCCGTGCTTTCCACCATTGGGTAGGTTCTCGCCACCATCGTCAGCGGGTTGCTGTCCGCCCACTCCCACTGGCGGAGTGGATACCCCATCACCAGGCACGACGTCGCCAGGAGCCGGTTCAGTTGTCCGTACATCGCCGACAGGTTGCGCGTCAGACTTGCCCTCTCCGAGTGACCCGGAGGAATCTGTCGCTGCGCTGCTTCCAGTCGGGGCAGTTCCCGCAGGAGTATCGGCATCAGTTTCGGGTGTGCTTGTTCCCGGATAGCGTCCTTGATCTTCATTGGCTGTACCTCCTCCAGTGTTAGTATCGTTTGTTATCGGTTTGGATTCAAGGTCTTTTTTGAACCTTTTTAGGAAGGGTCGAATGTCCCCACCCAGCCCGAGGTTCATCGCCCACTTGATGAACTCTCTCAAATCTTGACCGGCCGCCTTGAACTCAGTGTACGCCTTCTCGAAATGAGGCCTGGCCTTCGCGTAGGTCTCTTCGTCGAACACGATCGGTCCGGACTTCACGAGTCCGCCGCCGAACAGATCATAGAGGCCCTTCGCGGCTTCATCTAGTCCCTTTGCGCCGTGTTGGGCTGCCGAGGCGATGCTAGCACCGGGGGCGGGTGTGGCCGGGACGGCCTTCTTTTTGACGCCCTTGCGACCAATCTTCATTTCCTCTTCGACTACTCTGGTTTTATTGGGTACGGGACCAACACGAGGGGCTCCGGTTGCATAACGAGCAGCGGCGGCGTCAATTGATTCCTGGCTACGTTCCTGCTTCTCAACCGGCAGGTCCTCTTCGACCTCATCCATCAGCTTGTCGAAATCGTCGTCCGACACCTTTGTGATGTCGGTGGCAACGGCCGGGGCAGGCTTCTCGGCGACCAGCGGCTTCAACGGGCTCTTGATTACGTCCGGCTGCTCACCAAAGAGATACTGCTCGGCCGAGTCCTTGTCGGACGGGGTCAGGTTATCCAGATTCATGTTGTCGAACTGTAGGCCGTTAAACTCGTCGCCTCTCGACTTCGCCTCTGCTCGTGCTTCAGTGATAAGCCACTCGTCTATGCGCTTGGTCTGATTCGCTGCACGCTTCAAGTGCGACGTTTTGGGAAACGGGGCAGTCTCACGGCCGCTTGAGGAGAGGGCCGTAGAACCCTCGGACATCGCTCCTCCGACTTCACCCTTGACTGGACCCGCCTGGGGAGTTGCTATCTCCCCGCTCTTTGGGCCGTCCCCGTAGGCCCACGCCTTGAACTCCTGGGCGCTCATCTCAACAACACTCTTGCCGCCCTTCCAACCGTCCTCGTAGTTGGAATCGTATATCGCTTTCGCTTCTTCTGCGGTCTCTGCGCCGAACACGACTTTATGCTCGTCAAACTTGCCTGTTTCCGGGTTGACCTGGTTGACGACGTGGACAAGTTGCTGCTCTTCACTGGACTGCGGATCGTAGCCGGGCTTAACAAACACGTCCAAGTGGTCCTTGTCGTATCCCACGGTGCCCTTGAGATAGCCGTAGTCGGCCTTCATGGTCTGAGACCACTCTTTACCCTCTTCGTTCTTCCCGGACCGTTCAGAGCCTACAGGATTCTCGATCGTGACATCATGCCCGTCGATGCGGGTGTGACCCTTCTTATAGTTCTCGGCCTCTTTCTGAGCGTCCGTCGGATCAGTCGCGACCGCCTGGCCTGCTACGGCCGACGCCTTCGGAGCCGTCTCTTCACCGGCCGCTGGCGGAGTAACCTTCTCCGGGGGTATAACCGGAGTAGGCGCTTTCGGGGCAACCTTCGGCGCTGGCGACTTCTTGGCAATCTCCGGAAGAAGCTCCTTGAGGTCCGACGTGATGCGCTGGCGAGACTTCGCGGGGATCCGGGGGAGTCCGGCCTTGTCGAAGTCCTTACGGCTGGGCTTAGGTTTGTCGGCCAGCGCCTTGGCCTGCTCGGGGTTGTTGCGCGCCCACACTTCGAGAGCTTTCGGCGACGTAAGCACCTTGTCGACGAGTTTACGATATAAACGATCTTGTGCGCTTGAGCCTTGAATATGCGACAGACCCATCAGCCCACCAGCACCCGCTCCGCCCACGAAACTTTCCTTTAACCCGTCCCACCACTTTGGGTCACGATTCACTTGTGAGCTAACTATGACCCCATTTTCGCCTTTTGACGATAACACCCATAAGTCAGGATTAGACCTATCAATGGACTCAATGACTGACCCATCGTGCATCTTGTTTCCGACATCGTATCGACCGGCAATAGCATTTGACTTTGCCTGGTCGATCACTTCTTCAATACCTTCACTCGCACCCTGCTTGATGAATCGGAGAGCACTACTACCTTTGAGCTTACCAATCTGCGCTAATGGCAAATGCTCTATGATCGTCGCAAGCACGCCTTCAGTTATAGCAATTCGTTCTGCTTCTTTTATGGGGACACCCTTGTCTCGCGCCTCTACATATTGGTCGATGCCCTGCATACTCCCGAGAATTGCAGCTCCGGCCCACGGAGACACAGGAGCTAAGGCGTACCCAACACCGACACTCGGAATCGCCTGGCCTACAGTCCGCAGTACCCACGCGGCCGCATTTTCATCATTAGGAGCGCGCAACCACCCGTCACCGGCTTGATTCTGCATCTGATGGCGTATCTCGCGGAAGTCTCCAGCCTTCTTTTGCGTCGCTTCGTGAGCTGCCTTCAGCTCATTGAGTTGATCCTCCCATACGGATACCGTGGCCCGATCATCGTCGGAGACGGGCTTCTCACGCGCTCTGTCTCTGCGCTCGCGATACCCCGGACTTTCAGTTACGGGATTCCCCGTAAATATCGCCTTCATAAACTCGCCAAACGTCGGAGTAACCAACGGATCCGTCCCGGACAATCCGGCAGAGTTTCTATCTTTTGCATACTGGATCTGCAATTCAAGGCCCTTAATCACGGACGCCTGCGAGCCCGACATCTTATCGTGGTGAGCCTCTGGCATTCCGGCGAGGAGAGTGGCACCAGTACCTATTGACCCCGAAACGATTCCTCTCACGGGAGCAACGGCTGTATGCTTCGACTGTGTGCCTAATTCTGTACCAAAGGCTTTCATACCTTCTAGGAACGGAGACTTTGGCTTGTAGTCGTCATTATTGCGCCCCATAACCAAGAAATCAGCATCGTTAAATACACGCGGCCCTGGACTCTTAACAGGCACATCGTCGTCGAAATCGGTATCAGAGAAAATCCGGAGCATTACTCACTCTCCACTTCGACCCATCGACCATCAGAAAGCTGCTTCACATTAACGAATGACCCATCATGGAGCTGGCGACGCCGAACCACTCTGCTCTGCC